TATGGCTTTGCCAAATGCGCTAATTAATGATTTAGCTGTCTCTAAGAATGCAGGAATAGCAGTCCTTAGTGTTTCTATAAACTGCTGTACACCTTCCTCTAATAATCTCTGTCCTTCCTCCACGTCTCCTGATAAGATCGCTGTAATTCCATCCATCGCGGTAGTTACAGATGGTAGAAACTCTTGGATAAGTCCTCTTTTTATACCATCTACTGCGGTGTTCATATCTTGTAATGAATCTTGATATGCAGCCGCAGCTTTTACAGCATCATTTGACATTACACCACCTAAATCATGTACTGCCTGTCTCATGGCTTCTGTATCTTCTGCTGATGTATTTAAGAGTGCACCTAGTTCCTTTGCAGAACCACCTAACAACTCGCTTGCTAAGGCTGTTCTTTCTGCACCTTCTCCCATGTTCTGCAATCCTGTAATTGTAGCACTGAATAACTCTTCAGTTGACATACTAGCCAATTGCTCCTGTGTAATGCCAAGTGCTTCAAACTTCTCAGCACTATTAACAGCATTCTTTTGTAATGTTTGCATTCCTCGACTCATTGAATCAATAGATGATCCACTGTGCTGTAAGATCGCATCCCACTCTTGATATGCTTCAGCTGAAATGCCCATCTTCTGGCTCATCTTATCGATATTATCGCCATATTCAGCTACTTCACCTGTATTAGCTACAATAGCTGTCGATAATGCGGTCGTAGCAGTAGTGATGGCAGTTAATCCTGCTGCACCGACTTTACCTGCTCCACTCAATATGCTGCTTATTTTACCGCCTTTAGATTCTGCACTACGTTGTGCATCATCTAGACCATTTTCATATTCACTTTTGTCTAGTCTTAGAACGGCAGATAATTCAAATAGATCCATTATTCGCCCTCCTTTCTATAGTTTTGATAAACACTCTGAAATATGATCTACTACTTCTTCCTGTGTTCTTGTATCAGCAGGTGTTCTATCGATTAAATCGAAGTATCTCACATTTAGATGCCCGAGTGTTTTAATAGCATCAGAAATATAAATGCGGTATGCCCATTCATCAAAATCTTTTTGGATTCTGCCTTGAACATACCGCATAAATGCCTTTATATTTCCTCTGTTCCCTTGATATTCTCCGTAGCAGGCCCAAAAGGTGCATCTGTAATCATCTGACCCTGCGATTGAAAAAGGCTTATCAATTCCTTATTCTCTTTAATGTCGTTGATTAATTCAGCAAGCATAATCGGCAATTCCAAGAGTGAGGGTTTAAATTCTTCTACTGGTGTTTGATTAAGAACAGCTAGCATTTCCAATACTGCTTTCTTCTGATACTTCAGAATCTTACTTGCCTTAATCAATGTTGGACTTTTAGATCGTGCTACCTCCTTAACTTTTGGATCCGCGAGCATCTCTGTCAATGGATCTAACATATCTGCTAATACATCGATAGCGTTCTCGCCTTTGATTTCAGATAACCTCATTTTTTAACCTCCTATTCACCGGTTGTAGCTGTTGCAATAATTGTAACGTTTCCTGTAACTTCGGCAATAGTTACTGTACCTGCACTATATGCTGCATCTGTGATATCCTCACCACCCATAGTTACGATTACATTCTCTAATGTGTAATCTTCATCTGCTGTAAGTGTTACAGATAAAGCATCTCCTGCTGCTATAGAAGACTCAACATAATTACTTGTTACGTGAGAAAGAATCTGCTTAACATTCCAATACTCTGTTCCTGTAGGATCAGCAGAATAGAATACCATTGGTACTTCCTTCTGTGCCTGAATTGACACATGACCTGTGATTGTAAGTGCGATTGTGCCCTTGCCGTTCTTTGTTGTCTGAATAGAAAAACCACCTGTTGAAAGTGCATTCTTAAGCTGAATAGCAACCATTCCACCATCTGCTCTATCTCCTACCCACCAGATGCTTGCGAAATCGCTCTGCTTTAAATCCATACGTGGAACAATCTTAGATGGATTATTAGCATCAATATCTGCACATCCGAGTGCCATCTTGATAAGCTCAGGTGTTGTGCCAAGTGATGAAGTGGAAATACCACAATCCCATCCGTCAAGGTGCTTGAACTCCATCATGTTATTTGGTACATTGTCTACATCCTCGCCGAAGTCTGAAAATGTAGGTACACATGTTGGATTAATACCACCTGTTGTAGCACAGATAATATCCTCATCTGCAGGTGGTGCAGGATTGTCCGGGTTAAATCTCTTAAGAAGTACACCGGCGTCTAACTGTAAACCAGAAAAAGTATTCTCCGGAATCACTGTAAATTTGCCCATTTTTTATTCTCCTTTCAATTTAATTCTCTGTTAAAAATTCACACATAATTTGCAAATAATATCTTTTCACACTATCATCTACATCTGAGATTCTTTGTGCAAAAACTGAACCTCTTGCGATCCATACATATCCGTTTTCTAGTGGAATTACTTTACCGCCATATCCAATAGCTTCAGATATTTCATTCTTTTTTAAAGTAACATCTTTCCAAGATGTAGATTTATACCAGATCGATGCTGCCATTGGTACAACATTACCGAGAGAAGATGTTGCCACTGAATAAGTGATATATGGCATTTTGGCATTATCTGGAACACTTACTTCATCATAAGCTGGAATACCAAATGATTCCCAAAAAGATTGTAGGGCTTGTTCTTTATTCATCTGTTAACTCCCATTCCTCTGCTGTTACCTGTCTCATATTAAGACCAGCGCTGGCAGGTGTAAGTTTATCATCTCCATCTGAAGTGACTCTAAAAATTTTGCCATCGCGAAGACGTTTGAAAACATCATGATATTGCAAATTCATTGCCTTATTTGTTGTAATAGTATAAAGAGCCGTTACTCCTTGCTTTTCACCTATTCTTGCTTCAATTGAAGTATCAAGTACAGCTGCTGCTTGAAATTCGGCTCCTTCTGCCCATGTGGTGACATATCCGCCATATCCATCCGCCCTGGTTGTTTTGTCAATCAATATACAATTTTCCATTGCTTCTTGTAATAGGCTCATATCTTTCTCCACTTATTAAGTTGATTAGCGAAGGTAGATTGCCAGGTTGGACCGCTTGATCCTCCTGACGAACCTCCGCTTGATTTAGAATACGAATATCCTCCAAAGGATTCGCTCTGATAAGGTGAATTAACTGTCTCACCGTATTTGGTTGTCCATGTCTGTATTTCGTTATCTAAATCAATAACTTCTTTAGGCACAGCCATTAACCAAACGGATCCGACGAATAATTCATCGGTAAGATTAAGGTTCTCAGTCATTTGATAGACACCGTCGTTAAATACGGATCCAACAATACGAAAATATTGATTCTCCTGAATTATATCAGTAAAATCTGTATCAATGATCTTACCGTTTTGTATTTCAAAAGCTCCGTGTAATCGTGGTTGTCCTCGATCAAACCAATTCTTAAGTTCTTGACATAATTCACTTAACATTATTTTTTACCTTTTTTAGTAGAGGCACCTTTTTTGGTGCCCCCTTTGTTATTTTTAACTCCAACTACTACTGACATATTAAGCCTCCGTTTATTCGTGAGCTTCGAGTGTCAAACCTGACAAATCGAAAATCTGAACGTTCTTGTGTCCTGCGTTATCGCTCTGAATTACTCTAAATTCCTGTGTCTTAGGATCTGTAATCTTAGCAATACCATTCATATCAGGATCACCGTGGATATCAACGAGACCACTGCCTTCTGAAGGATCAAGTCCTACCATAGTCTTTGTTGTCTTTGCGTCTTCACCGCTAATCTTAAATGCGAAGAAGTAACCAGGTCCCCAGTAATCTACGATTTCACCAGGTGTATCGAAGTATTTAATAGTACCTGTTACCTTTCCATTTTCAACCTTTACGTCTGAACCCTGCAAGTCGCTAACTAACGCGCTGTAGATGGTTGTACCCTGACTCTCTGCGCCAAGAGTCAGGTCAGTTAAAAAGAATCGTCAATATCAACGATTGCTACGCCATCTGCATACTCAAACCAAAGTTTCATTCCCATGAGTGCGTAAGACTCACCGACAGCTGTGCTGTAGTTGCCCTGTGCGTGGAATCCGATAAGGTTTGTCTCACCATCAGTTGTGTAAACAAGACCAAGTCTTGCGAACTCTGTTGAAGGATCCACATAGTAAAGAATTAAGTTATCTGTAGGAACTGCGATAACCTTACCTGACTCTATCTCAGAAGAAATAATAACTGTGTCTGCTCCAAGGAAGTTCTTAATGTACTGAAGACCGAATAAGTTCTGAATGCTAACCTCAGCACCTCCGAGGTACTCATAAACATCAAGTGTATTTACAAATACAACAGTGCTAGTAATATTCTTATGCATCTTCTTAAACTTATCCTGAACCTTTCCAATTGCCATTGAAACGGCCATCTGGAATGTTGCATAAGCTCCTGTAAGAGCTGATGCATCGCCTGTAAGGTTAGAATAGAAGTCATCCATAACGACTGTCTGTAACTCATTAAGAAAAGCATCATCTGACTTCTCAATAGCTACTTCAACACCATACTTATCAACGTCTTCTACAGGAACAGCCTTTGCATACTTCTTAAGAGTGAGATCTGCATATCCAACCTCTGCGATTGTTGCCTTAGAATAAGGAATCACATTACCTGGATCTACATCACCGTCTTCGAGTGTTACACTTGCTGTGTAAGACTTAAGCTTTGTTCCTGCTTCCTTCTTAATAGGTCTCATAATACCGAGAATCTCACGAAGTGATTCCCAGTTCTGGCCAAATCTTGATACGAAATCAAGCTCTCTTGCTGTAATATCAGTATACACATTAGGTAAACTGTCACGTGGGTTTGTTAATGTTTCAACATTTGTTGCTGGCATAATTAATTTCCTCCATTTCTAATGTAGTCGCCCCAGGCTTTCTGTCTCTCCTGGGTGTCTTTAATCTTCATAATCTCTTCTCTTGTCTTTAGCACTCCGCTTGATCCCTCAGGTGGAGTTGCTGTACCGGCACCTTCTTTACCGTCTTTAACAATGAAGTCTGACCACTCTTCTGTGAGTGATTTCTTAAGATCATTTGCTCCCTCGATTTTACCGTCTTTGTCAAGTTTGATCTTATCGAGTTCTGCAAGTTTTGCCACTGCGTCGATTCGCTTTTCAGAAATACCGATCTCCTTGAGTAAGGCTTTATACGCATCCTTCTTAGAAGCGTTAGTCTTCTCAGTTTCGATGTCTTTCTTGTAAGCTTCGAAATCCTCTTTAAGAGCTTCATACTTCACTTTGTATGCGTCTTCCTTAGAGTTTTCTGTTTCTGCCTTTAGATCATCCAACTGCTTCTGGATTTCCGGTAAAGCCTCTGCGTCTGCTTTGTACTTATCTCTTTCATCTTTGATCTCGGTGAGAACTTCACTGTGTCTCTCGACTATCAGATCAGCCTTCTCCTCCTCAACTCCGATTGATAAAAGATACTTTCTTGTGAGTGATGCCATAATAAAAATCTCCTTTGCTTCGGTGTAAATTGCTT